CAAAATCTGTTTGCGCAATTTCTTTGGAACATTAACTTTTGACGGTCTTTTAGCTTTCAACTTCTTAGTAACCATCTTCTTCCTAGTAACAATATTCGTTTGATTCCCGTCCTTCATCTTGTTTACAACGACATTAAGTTTCTTAACGACGTTAGCAGCTGAACCACGCCTCGAACCACCGTACGAGACACCCGACATGTTACTAGACACAGACATCCTTCTTTTAACTGGCTTTCCCGTAAGGGATCCAGTTGATCCTCTTCTTTTCCCCTGCGTACTCGGTGTTTGCATCTTCTTCGTTTTATTTTTAGCTAAGTTATATCCAGCTGTTCCACCTATAACAGCACCGGGAACATTACCGACAATAAAACCAAGAGTACTACCAGCTGCACCTCCGACATATTCCATTTATTTTTTTAAAGTTTTTTATTCAAAAAAAGTAACTTCAACGCGTCGAAAAAAAGCATCTAACGTTGCACGGTCCAAGTCTGGCCACCATTCGGATGGGTGAGTGTTGCTAGTGAACCAGAATCTTTCAGCACACAAGGGCACACTAGATCCTTTGATTTCAACTCGAACCGGGTATCGATCCAACCACCGCAATACATGGGCGATGTCGATGCCTCCACGAAATTCATCGACGATAACATGTTTCTGACCGCTATAGCCGTCCCAGAATTTGGTTCGTGGATCTTTAGGATAACTTTCCATACCGCCATTTTCCCAAGCTCTTCTCGACTTTCCAGTACCAGTTCGGCCCCAGTAGACGTGACAAGTTCGCTCCATCCCAACTGGAAGTAGAAACTCCGAGCGGATGGCTCGCAGTGCAAAGTATGAACGTATTCGGACGTCCGCGGGAATACTGCCAAAATCTCCGGACTTGGCGGCTGACCAAATAAGTTCCCAGTCGTTGGCACAGTTACGTCGAAGGGGTCTATTGCCGAGTTCAAATTGGGTTCCCTCGACTCTAGTATCCTCCTTCCAAACGTACTCCTCCGCAGCCGCGCTTCTTGTAAGTTCAAAGTGGTACGGTCCAATGAGCTCCCGAAGGGATCGTATAGATTGCTTTCTGGTACAGTGGAAGATGAGCTGCCAGTGGAGGAACCCACCGTCGCCTCGTTCAAGCTGTCCCTTGATATAGGCGATATTGGGCGGGAGCCAGGGAGTGAAGCCGTAGTGGGGGATAGTAGCCAGCCAGATTGTTCCTTGCCTTCTTGCCATGTCATTTTTGTTTGTTTGATCTGTAAAAATGCTAATTTATTTATACTCACCTGGCTGTGTGTCTGTGTCATCGGCGAATTTCTGATTGGTCCGGAGATTTAATCGCGTGATATGACGCAATTTATGGCTGTGTTGAGAATTGAGAATTCGATCTTAAGTAATACTATGAGTTCTCAAACTCATTGGGTGCTTAAGATCGTTAGGTTTTAGGGTTAGGATATTCTCCCCACTTGGTTAGGCGCATAGGAAACTTTGATCTGCGGGGGGGCCCCTACCCCTCCCCGTCAAAGGTTCCCTATGAGTTCTTGGGGTACACCTTACGGTGACCCCGCTTTTACAACACAGTATTATAGGTTGTAGGCTGACGCTAATTATCCTAAGTTGTAGAGAAAACAAAAACTTTATTATTAACCACCTTGTAAAGTAGCTGGATTGTTATCATCACGGAAGTTATTCAATGAACGTTCAGCGAGGAAATCAGCATCATAAAAGTTGTCTACAAAGTAACCCCGTTTTCTGTTAGTAATCGGTTGTACGGGAGCTACATCACCTGCAGGAACTTTAGTAACTCCACCTGCAACCTCTGGCATACTCATTTTAACAAATATTTCAGTCTCAAAAATTAACACATTTGGACTTGTAGCAGACGATCTCAACCGACCAGCAAAATCGGTTGTACCATCATGCACAGCCAACTCATTAACATGTGTAAAAAATACATATCTGTCAGTCTTCTGAATGTTGTTAAACTTCTTGCTTCCATCACCTTGCTTCGTATACATCTTTGAAAAATCATACTCACCTACGTCTCCTTCTACCCAATGGACATGCACTTGACCAGGTTCCAAAACTATCTTGTGCTCCTCATAAGTCCACAATTTACTAAAACCTTGCCATTGCTTAGGAGTACAATACATAGTGTCAACATAAACCGACTGAGAATACTGAGTAGCATCCATTTGCTCAGGTCTGTTAATACCATTATTGTACGCTGCTAAAGAATTACCTACAACAGCTACTGCATCCTGCTCCAAACCAGTTTTCCAGTCATTAATAGGTAATCCATAACCATCAGTAAATGTTGCATCATCTACATATCGTTGATACTTAGGTTTTGCAACATACATATTCATATATACCGGTCTATTTTGATTATTACGCACCGTAATTTTAGCTTTAATTTGTTTAACATGCAACTTCAAAGCACAAGCCCCATCAGGAAACGTAGAATCATAAAACCTTGGATACAAGTTCTCCCAAGCAAGTTCTGCAGTAGGTGAACTATTCTTCTGTATCAAAATATCCTCATACTTGCCTAAAGTCAAACCTGATCCATAAGCTGGTCTATTATTCCACAATCTAGACGCAACGTACATCAAAAACCTCGCATCAAACAATTGACCTTTTTGTAACGCTTTAGTCCTTTGTGTCATAGCCAATGGATAAACAGTTTGCTTAATAGGTGTACTAGGATTGGTTAATTGAAAACCCCCGTGTATCAAAATACGCCCAGTTCCATGTACATCCTTGCTTTCAAACACTTTCAAAATCTGTTTGCGCAATTTCTTTGGAACATTAACTTTTGACGGTCTTTTAGCTTTCAACTTCTTAGTAACCATCTTCTTCCTAGTAACAATATTCGTTTGATTCCCGTCCTTCATCTTG